CATCTGCTAGATACAAGTTTATACTAGCACTGTAAGTACTTATTCCTATCTTATTTGCTATTACATCTTGAATTGCAGAAGTACTGTACTGTACCAATACCCTACTAGTTTCTCCTATACCAGCAGCGTTGGTGTATCCTCCTATCTCTACTATTTCATCCTTACCTGCATTACCTGTCGGTACTTCTGATGATATAAATGTGTCTTTCTCGGGAAATATTATATATACTGCCATTTTATAGTGTTACGATTTTACCTTTTATATCTGTTGTTGGAAATTTTACTTCAAAAATCATAGGATCATAAGAAGGGTACACTATGTTAGTTCTAGTTGCTCCCTCTATGTCGTATGCGTATTGTGAATAACTTCCTCCTGTTTTATTTACTATCTGTATATTCTGCACTGTTTGTACTCCTTTTACTTTATCCAATAGTGTATAAATGCTTGATAAATTTATAGGTTGGTTTATATTCCATTTTGCAATATCAAAATAATCTATAAGAGCGTTTGTACATTGTAGTAATACGTCTCTACCTAAGAAATTAGGTCTTATTATTATATCAAAATTAACCCCTATATTTACTACAAAAGCATCTTTTATGTTAATAGCATCTGTCATTAACATATACTGCGATAGGTATGTTCTTATGTTATTTCTTAAACTCTCTGCTGTACCTATTAAGTTTTTATTATTATCATAAGCTAAAGTGTACATAGATAGTGATAGTGGGTTACTGTCTATGATAGCATCTGATGTAGAGTTTGAGTTTGTTAGCTGATCTTGTATAATATATACTTTCCCTATTGATCCATATTTTGCTGGAAGAGATAATGCTCTTACTGTATAATCCTGTAGGGTTACTGCCCTTCCTTGTTCATTAAACGATCTTAATGAGTTTTGACGTATATCCTCTACTGTGTCTCCGTCTTTACCTCCTACTGCAGGTTGTGGGTTATTAAATGTTATTGTAGTTGCATCTCCTGTTCCTGATACAGTTGGCGGTGTTGCAGGTGTTGTAATTGTATTTGCAGGAGCATTGGCAACTATTCCTCCTCCTGTTAGGTATGTAATTGTAAGAGTAGTATTAGAAGGTGCTAATCCGTATGATTCTGTATGTAAAAAATTAGTTGGATCGTATGCATACTTTAGTCTTGAAATTGGAGATACTTTCCCTAATCCAACGTTAGTTGGATCTGGTGTAATAATATCATCATCTTGACCTGTTATACCTGCTCCAAACTGTATCTGAAGATCTCCTGTAGAAGTAAATCTTGTGATAAATCTTCTAGGTACTCTCTGTAAAGATAGTGAATACGGTACTAAATTAACGTCTTGTGATTGGTTGGCAATGTCTACTTCTATTGTATCTTGTCCTAGAAAAGGTACTTCATACCATATGTTTGATTCAGAATCTACTATAGAAAGTATACCTATTATATTGGAATCAGTAAGTGTAATTGTTTTAAATTTTTCAACTGTAGTAACGGTTTCTGTAAGCGTTTGAACTGTTCCTGAGTATGCTTTAACTAATTTTGTTAACCTAAATTCATCTGGATCTCCATTACTATCTATACTCTCTACAACTACCACAGTTGGGTCGTAAGAGCTTGAAAAACCAAAATCTACCGGTTTATCTACATAGAACCTAGGTTGACCTGCTATGTCAGCAGTTAACTGTATTCCTGCACCTATAGATAAAGTCTCTGCCCAGTTTGGCATTCCATTTACAGCACCTACTGTATTTGATACTTCTATATCAACTTCAGAAGCTGTTGTGATTTTCGGACGATATCCCATCATATAAGCTAATGTATATAGATTGGATGGATCTTTAGCGTATTGTAGGTATGTTTCTTGAAGCTGAATGTCTTGATAAAAAGATAGAACATCTCCTACGTATGCAGCCATCTCGATAAACATCATTCCTGGTGATGTAGGAGAGAAGTCGTTGTATGTATTAGGGAAGTAGTTTTTAGCGTAATCTACTAATTGTGTTTTAAAATCTGTAAAGTCCCTACCTACGTATTTTATATCTCTATCTTGAGCCATTACTGTTCAAAGTTTATAGTTAATTCATCTTGTATATTTGTCATCTGTACACTGTATCTCATTAATAAGGTAAATGTATTGGTGTCTGGTGATATTTCTGAGTTTATATTGTTAATAATAACTCTTGGGAACCATTTACTAACTCCTGCCCTTACTATCTGTTCTACCTTATCTCCTATGTCCGGTGTGAGCTGGTCAAAGAGTAGTGCACGTATGCCTGTACCTAGTTCTGGGTTAAGAAATCTTTCATCTTCTCCAGTTAAAAAGTAGTTTATTAAATTTGTTTTTAACGCTTCTTGTGTTGTATATGTTGTATTAAATACAGCAGCACTTGTGAAGGGAAGTCCTACACCTACTCCTACACTGGGTTGTAAATCTAAAGGGTTTATTTGCTGTACGTTAAATGCCATTATCCTCCGAATCTTTGTTTATCTTTTTCTATTGATGCTTTATAAACATCTCCTGCTCTCATCATAAAATCAAATTGAGAGATATCTAACCCCGGTTCTGGACCTTGTCTGAAGTTCTCTGTTATTGGGTTCATACCTAATCCAGGTGCTTGAACCATATCAGATGTAGCACTTACTAGATTCTGATATTCTCCGTGAGTCATTGAATGTTTTGTTTCATTCATTAAATCCATAATGGGATTACCCGTAGGTACCGGTTTTGCAACTACTGGTTTATGTTCTGCATATTTTGTTACATGCTGTACTGTAGGAGCTTTAGTAGCAGGTTTCATATCCTCA